GGATAAAAAAGGACAAAAAGAAACACTAAGCAAAACAGAGTTTCAAAATAGAATCCACAAAGAACATGCTACCAGTATCAAAAATGCGCATGAGAAGGCAAAGAAACAACTTGCTACTTTTGAGAAAATGAAAACTACAGGTGCAAAAGTTAAAGATTCTACTCTTGATAAATTGAAAGCTCAAGTAAACAAGCTTGACTCTTTGGAAGCTAAGAAGCCAGAAGCTAGAGAACATATTGAAGGAGAGGTTAAGAATGGAATAAATACGTTACCAAATAACAAAAGAGATGAAGTGCCAACAATAGAACCCAATTTTAAAGGCAAAATAGAGGGTCCTACTCTAAATAATATGCCAATAGGGCGATCTATGGATATTTTAGCTTTAAATCCAAAAACACACAAAAAGGTGTTTTTTGAGAAAAACGCAAATGAGCCTTTAAAGTGTTATGTGCAAAGTATACACAATCCATCTGATTTTTTACTTCTTTGGCAATTCCCAGATAGTGACAATCCCCAAAGCTTATCAATTCAAGTAGATACGAAAGATCTTCAAACAATTCTTCAACAAAGATCATATTCTTATGCGTATGGTGGAGGTATGAAGTTTTATGATGGTTCTTTATATTTACCCGCAAAAGAAAAGGATTCTAACGGGCGAACAATAATATCTAATGATACCTTTTATAAACTTGATACTCAAAAATGGGATAAAGCAAAAATACAACAAAGAGAACCTACAAAACAAGAGAAAACCGCACAAAATATTGTATATAGAATACATGTACTTAAAGATTTCAATGATGCATTGAAAGATTTATCTGTAAAAAACCCAACTTCTTATATTAATTCGGGATACTATCCTGTAGGGCTTGGAGCCTTTTTGGATCACGGATATTTCATAGGTGCTAATACAAATCTGTTTCTTAATAAATATGCAAATCCTAGAGAGGACGACGGACACATAAGCACTGTAAAGAATGTAGATTCATTGAAAATAGATCTTTTAGATGAGGGGCGTATAAATTCTGAAGGGCAACTAAAAGAAGATATAACATATCCAATAGAAGCATTAGAAACTAAAGATCCTGAAAAAACAAAAGGACTTAGTATAGACTTAGTTAGAAAATGGGATAAGTATGAAGAATCTAGATGGGAAAATGTAATTAAACCCGCATTAAAGAAAATGGGATTCAAATATTATAAAGAGCAGGTAATGAAACTAAACAACAAAAAATCACATGTGCATTATTCGCTTCCCTTAGAATTGATAACAAGTAAACCAAAAGACCCCATAGACGCTTTGAAAGATTTATTTGATAATTCTAAGCTTCCTAAAGTCGATATTCCAGAATTAACAGAGTCACAAAAAACTTTTATAGAGAAATATAATAATGCTACGGTGAAGGGGTTTCAATTACATATCTTTGATGAAGATCAAATAGGTGATAAGATTGAAAATAGTGATATGGGAAACAAAGACCCCGACAAACTATATTTATATGCTGAGGGTGGCTACAACGATAGAGAAGCACTTGCAAAATTGGGCTTCAAATTTGTTCAAAAGAAAGAAGGAAGCAAGGGAGTATCATATTACAAGTATAAAGCACCAGTTTCAAAACAATAACCAAGCTTAAAAAAGTTACCCAGAAGCAAGTAAATAAATAGTAAAAGATTGAAAAAAACTTTTATTTTGTTTCAAATGATAGATGAATAAGGAGATTTTTATGAACGATCTAATCAAACACTTAGTAAATAAGGGTATGAGTGAAGCAGAAGCACAAAAATTAGCTGATGGATTCACCGCTGATTCTGTTGAAGCAGACGCTTTGAGCGATGCTATTCAAGCGCTTTCTAAGGCAATGAACACCGATAACAGCGATAAGCTTATTAAAGGTAAAAAAGTAGTCAAAGCCAAAGAAGAAGATGAAGATGATTCTATGGATGGATCCAGTAGCGAAGATATGTTTGCGGAACAATCCATGGATGAAGACGATGAAGACAATATGCACAAGGCGCTTGAATCTATGGCTAAAGGAACAGATATGATCCTTGAAAACATGGATAAACAATACAAAGCGATGATGAAGGCCTTGGATGCTTGTTTGAAGGAAATGAAGGGTATGAAGAATGTTAATGGTAAAGTTGAAGAGATGGAAAAGAGCATCAACAAAGCTTTATTAGCACCTATCCCCCCAAGAGCTGTTAATTTTAGCGCCGTTCCATACACTGAACCAGCACAAGCAAAAACCACCGTTACAAGAGGCGATGTTATCTCTAAAGCAATGAACATGATTCAAAGCGATAGTACTGATATGGTTCGCAAGTCCCAGCTTTTCACCGCTATTTCTAAACTTGAAAGCGGTGTAGATGCTATCAAGGTCGCTCAAGATTACAACATTGATTTAAGCAAATAATAGGAGAAACATAGTATGTTTAATTTACCTCAAGCAAATAGCTTTGTATCCACCGCGGAATTAGCAGCATTGAATGATGCACTTAGAAAAAGCGCCACCGTTGGTTATCAAACCCCAGCCGTAACCACCGGCGCAGACAATGGTAGCCTTTCCCCATTAGTTCCACAAAGTATCGAAAACTTATTATCTAGCGCTACTTATACACTCAAAGAATTAGCTTTGTGGCCTAGACTTCCTAAGGTTAGCGTAACTAATACAGTACATGAATATTCAGTAATCAAGGATCACGGTTTAGATTTAGATCCATTTATTACCGAAGGTTCAGCCGGTGTTACTAACAAGTCACAATATGAACGCAAATCTGTAAGAATCAAGTATTTAGCTGAAAGACGCGAAGTAAGCGATGTAGGTACATTGGTAGGCTTAGTAGGTTCTGAAAGCAATGCAATTGCGCTTGAAACAGAACGCGGTACTTTACGCCTACTTCAAAAGCTTGAACGCTCATTGTTCCATTCAAAAGAAAGTGTAAATGATATTTTCTTTGATGGTATCGTTACACAAATCGAAAATTATAACAATGGTTCAAACACCTTTGATGCACGCGGTAAAGCACCAACCCCAAGACTTTTACAAGAGATCTTAGGTAAACTCTATGGCGCTCCTTTATTCGGTCGTCCAGATGCTATTTATGTTGAACCTAGAATCCATGCAGAATTAATTAAATTTGCAGTTCAATTCGGTAGACATGATCAATTGAGCATTAGCGCTAATTCAAATGCGATTACCTATGGCGCTACCAGTCAAATCAACATTCAAGGTCCTGTCGGTCCTGTTCCTGTTGTTGCAGCACCATTCCTATTTAATTCTTATACCGCTCCCGCTTCAGGTTCTACCACCACAGGCGCGCCAAGTGCTCCTACACTTACAAGTGCAGTTGTTGCCGCTGATTCAGCTTCTCAATTTGTTGCAGGTGATGCCGGTGATTATTTCTATAAGGTTGTTGCCGTTAATAATAGTGGTTATAGTGCTCCAGTTGCTTCCGCAGCTAAGACCATTGCAGCCGGTGATAAAGTAACTTTAACCATTGCTCAACAAGATTCCGCAGTATACTTCAAGATTTATAGAACTGAAGTTGATGGCGCGTTGGGTACTGAAGTTCTTATTGATGAAGTCAAGGCTACTTCTGGTGGCGCTACTGTTTGGGTTGATAGAAACGAAAATATCCCCAATTCTAGCAAGATTGTATTTGTACAACATGATCAATCCATCATGGAATTTGCAAAGCTTCTTGATTTCTTCCGTCGCCCATTGGCTGAAGTTGCTACAACAAAGCCTTTCTTACTCATGCTTTTCGGTGCTCCTATTGTTAAAGTACCTTCTAAGTGTTGGGTTGTGAAAAATGCTAAGGTTTCTTCTACTCTGATTGAAACCATGTAATTTTCATAGAAAAATAAAGTAGGTTATCTATTTTATTTGGTATAATTAGCCAAGATCAAATCTTGTGCTAACAATTTTTTAGTTAGCACTACTTATAGGAGTGTTAACGATGGCGAACGATTATTCAATATATGATGTAATTACTAAAGAGTGGCTTCAAAATACCTTCTTAATGGGCGTTGATTTAACGCTTGATGATGGGTCACCTTTTAGTGATATGGCTTTTAAATTAGCAGTGGAGACTTCGATTAGGCATATTGAACAAGATATAGGGATAAACATAGTTCCATTTAGCACCGTGCAAGAGAAGCATGATGCAGAATTACAAAATAGGTTATCTTATTGGCCTTTTAGGTTGGATTGTAGACCCTTGATCTCTTTGGATCAAATTAGGATTCGTTTAGGTAGCTTTCAACCCGTGGAAATCCCTAATTCATGGGCGAGAATTGTAGCGCCAATGCATGGGCAATTGCATTTGATCCCCAGTCAAGAAAGCATATCTAGTTATTTCTTTCAAAGTGGTATGCCTATTCTTGGTAACTTCAATATTTACTATGAAGCTAAGAGCTATATACCAGGCTATTTTGAGTTTAGTTACACCGCGGGTTTTGAATCCAGAAAAGGAAGTGTAACAATTCCAGCGGGGCAAACAGAAGCAAGGGTTACTTTGTCCCCTATGGTGTTGATGAAGTACAGCGTAACATTAACACCCCCTACAGGAGTAACAGCTAAAACCTTTGCTTTTGGTCAAGAGGGGTTTAGTGTATCCATTCCCCAAGCTAGAAGTGAAGATACAACGATCACCTACTTTTTAGATACATTACCAAGTAACATTAAGCACATGATCGGCTTAAAATCCGCGTGTAACTTCATTCTACAAGTAGCAGGTGATTTGATTTTGGGCGCGGGTATTGCGTCAAGTTCAATTGGGATCGATGGATTAAGCCAGTCAATTCAAACCACCTCTTCAGCGATGTATTCGGGTTACTCATCTAGAATAGATTACTATGAAAAACAATATGAAGCTTTGCGTGCAGCAGTGAAAGCGGAGTATCGTATTACTAGCTTTGGAGCGATATAATGACAACAATAAACCCAAGAGTACCTTCTAAATTAAGACCCCGCGTAGATTGGTTAAATGAAGAGTTTAGAAAGCAATTTTTCACTAGATCCGTTTTAGTAAATTGGGAAATGTGTAATGAATGCCCTTGTTCAAACACGGGCGCGGAACTTGATCTTGATTTACAAGCTTATACAGGCGTTGAAGTAGAGAAAAAAGGTGAGGTTCGTAGCGATTGCCCACTATGTAAAGGGATTGGCTATTTCTGGCATAGTAAACAAGAAACAAGAGTGATTATCACAAGCGCGAGTAACGATGAATCAAGATTCCATGAATATGGGGAAT